GCGCTATTCGGTGGCAATAACCGCTTCGATGGAGCGGTTTTCTTCGTCGAGGGTTTTCAAGTCAATCTGATAGGCCCGGACGGTAAGGTCGGATTGGAATCGCGGGATTGTTTCCGTGTCGAATCCGTCGTAGAAATTTCTGCCATTCTTTTTGGCAGCTGGCTCAAAGAAACCTTTGTGGAGTTTGCAGTGAGTCCGCGCCGCCGATTCCGTCCAGACCGATTTCGGGTATCGCAGTGCCTGAATCTCTGATTTGCCGCCCTTGATGCCGTAGATAACGTCGATGCACTTGCCGTCGGATTTCTGCGCACAATTCTTTCGCGCAAAACGGTCGTATTTGTCTGGGTCTTCTAATCTGCAACTGTGTTCGTTGGGGTAGGGCATAGACTATCCTTTCGCTACATTTGGTAGATTCTGGCCGCCCTTCGTTGCCGCAGGTTCCGGCAGGCCGAGTTCCTTGAGCAGTTCGCGCTCCTTCGCCAACTGCCTCAATTCGCGCTCGTAATCCCTGCCCTGGGCCGCATACTCAGCCGCTAACGTAGTAGTCAGATTCGTCAGGCGAGTCTTTTGGGCCACCGCCTCCTTGACCGGATCGACGTGTTCAGCGCCAGGCCAAAACCATTGGATCATCAGCCGGTCAGTATCTATCGGCGGTAATTGCATCGAGCGGATAAGCTGAGCCTCACGCAGCCAGGCGAAAAACACGCGATCAAGGAAATGTTCCTCCAGCCACGCGCGCACGGTACGGATGAAACGGAAATATATCTGCCAGTCGAGCCGGCCAGAGGCATAGTTATAGTCGGCGCTGTTCGCGGCGGCGACGTTGAACGGCATATTCAGACAGCGGGCGATCTCGTTGATTAGCTCCCGCTTGAAATCACTGTACGTGCTGCTGGGTTGCTCCGGTTTGAACTGATTCATCCGGCGCCCGGGCGGTAGGGTAAGCATCGCATTGCGCGCGATCTCGACCTCATCCATCACGTCGATTTCATCCTCCCATTCCGCTCCGGTGGGGTCGGACTCGATCGTCGCCGATATGTTTGCGGCCGTTTCCGCCGCCGAGACCGTCGCTAACGTGAAGCGCCGCAATTGGGCAAAAAGCGGGATCGCCGGCGTTATCCACGGCACACCACGTGATTGCCCAGGCCGGTCTTGTCGGTAGAGGTGGATTACGTGGTTGGCATCTACGATGTTATACTCGTAAGCGCCGACAATATCGATCCGGTCTGAGCCGGGGTGGGCCTTGAGCACGTAGTAGCGCGCCGGCCGACCGTCCTCATCGTATTCGATTCCGTCCCGGACATTGTCCCGGTCGAACAAGCCGGGACTCGCTATGCGATCGGGCTCGACTACCCGCAAGCGCAGAGATACGTCCGGTCGGTTCGCCCGAAAGTTCAGCCAATGTGCCCTCGGGCGCTTGTTCTCCAGGATGACGAATGCCTCGCCGCTTTCGTCTTGTTGCAGGCTGCCGACGAGACGCAGAATCTCATTGAATTTCAGTCGGCCCTCAATATCGCAGTCTTCGGCCCACAAGCCGAATAAGTCTTCGACTCGACGATTAAAACCGGGGTCATCGCTGAGCACTTGCAGCCGAGGCCCCGTGCCGACTATGTCATTCGCCTTCGTCTCAACGATGCCTTTCGCGTAACAATTGTTGCGGATTTCATATCTCGCCCGATTGCGCAGGGTCGCCAGATCGGCCCTGATAAGGCTGTCTGCGTCGCGTCCGTCGGCGTAAAGCCAGTGGTTTTCGGTGTGCCGCGTAGTGGCCGCCGCATCGTAGCTTCGCCATCGAAATCGCGGCTGGTCTGATAAGCGAATTATCGTCGGTTGCTTAGACTGTTTTTTGGCTTTGGCCATATCTATCGAGGCCCCCCCGCCTTGAGGTTCGTGATTTTGAATCCGCGTCCGGTGGCGTTCAGGCCGGCGTAATATCTCCGTGCGGCTATAAGTTCGCTCAACGCACGATAAGTGATGCTGCGACCGCCAATTGAAAGCGAAACCGGTTTGCCTGCCCAATTTTCGATTGCAGTATCAAGTGCAGCGATTATCAAGTCGTATTGCCCCATATTCGCAAAGCAATAAAAAAACGCGCCGCCCGGATTCCCGGTTCGCTACGGCGCGTTAGCCTATACCACCCCAATTGTGTTTTAGTTAAAGATGCTTATCCGGCGGGATTTGTCCAGAAAAAATGCCGAAGAATTGCCGCCTTTGCCAAAAAAGGTACATATATAGACCAAAATATTTATCGCAATACATCTTCACCGTGAAAACATTCTGAAAAAAAGGTGTTGACAACAGTGCGCTCAGCGTTGTCAAATCATAGTTTCTTTGGTCCGAATCCGCTTGCCGCAATATCTGCATATCCTATAGCGGCGTATCGCGCCTGGCAGGCTAACGGTCTTGAGCACTCTCCACGGCCGGCCCAATTCGTCCCGGAAATCGCGGCAGCCGCAGCGAGGGCATCTGATTCCCTTCGGCGGCGATTCTTCGCTTTTCGGTTTCTTTCCACCAGCCGTCATAGCAGCCCCCGTTTTGCGGCCTGCAATTCGGACAATTTGATTTTTCGCTTTCGCGCTGCCGGCCTGGCTGTCGTCGCCGGAGTATTACGGTCTCGCAAGCGCCAGACGCCCTTATAATACGCGGCGGCCGCGGCCAGAACCGCAGTATCAAGCGAATGGGTCGGTGCGCCGCTTCGAACCGGTCGCCAGGCATAGCGGACATTACCGTTGCGATCCCGGACTTTCACCTTCTGCTCGTTGCTGAATTCGCGCATATAATATTCCGGCAACTCGTCATAAAACTGGGTTTTCGCCTCTGAGACGATCTTGCCGTCCTGGTCCCGCTCCGGCATCACCCACGAGGTGACTTGGTTCTTGAAATATGAGGTATCCACGATTAACAGTTGCAGACCCCGGAAATGACGGCGCCTGGCACGGTTCAGCCGTCTTTGGGTGGCCACCTCAAGGTCGGATGCCTGTAACGGTCGTAAGCGCGGCCCGGGCTCGCCTTTCGTCGGGAAAACTAAACCTGGATGGCGCAGACAAAACTCGTAGACATCATCAGGCTCAAAGCCCGAATCAATCAGCAGCGCTGTAACCGCCAACCAGGGCCGCTTCTCATTATCCGTCCCATCCGCCCAGGGCAAAGCCGGCTGCAAAACGTCACGTTCCAGTTCCTCGAAGCTCGCCAATGAACCAGAATCGACAACCCAATTGCGCAACTCAGGCCCGAATCCGCGAATCTCGTAATCAATTCGCACAATGCCTCGCGCCCGGCTCTTGTGATAATCGGCCCCAGCGACGAGTAGTTTACATTCGACCGGGACGGTCCGCTTATTATAACCGCCTTTTAACTGGATTAGAGATTCCGGCTTTATGCGCAGGCCGGTCTCTTCGAACGGTTCTCCAAGAGTTTCGTTGAAAAAAATGATGATTTTTCCCTGGGCTTTACCTTCCTCGCTGCTTGCGGCAAACCAATCGGCCATTATGTTCGGCCAAGATGCGCCCGGGAATGGACTCAACAAGCCGCTTATGTGGTAGCCGCTATGCCGCTTGCTTCGCGCTGGCTGGCCGTGTATATTCCCATCGGCGTCAATTGTCTGGCCTTCCGGAACCCAAACGCCGGCCGCCACACATTCTTCCTTGTCTGCCTCGCGTATCTTGTGCGCGCAATAGACACATTCGTACCATACATCAGCCGATGCCTTGATTTCGTCCGGCTCGCGAAGCGATTTCGGTACTTTTAGCTGTGCGAACACCCAGACCTGATATTCTCCGCATCGCGGACAAGGCACGTAATACTTGCGCATATCACTTTGGGCGTAATGCGCGGCGATAAAGCCGGTTTTGCTCGTCGGTGTACAGACGTTGACGATCTTGCGGTCCCAAAAGGCTTGTGTGCGTTTCTCCGCGAGGTCTGCCGGCGGGCCACCGCGTCCCGTGAACGCCGGATATTTATCCGGCTCGTCGCGAAAGAGGTATCGTATCGTCCGGCTCGCCAGCGCCGAGGGCGAACCTGCCCAGCCAAAAAACAGGTCCATAGTGTCGTAGCGATGATGATGCGCTTTGAGGGCCCGCTTACCGTGCCAATGACGCCGCAGAATCGGCGATTCGGTGACCATATTTTTGATGCGCTTCTGGGCGACGTATTCGACCGCCTCCTCGGTGGGCACGATATAGAGCGCCGGGCCCGGTTCGCGGTCTATCGCCCAACCGATCATATTCTCGATGCTGCGGCTCTTGCCGACCTGCGCCGAAGCCATTACGCTGATTTCCGTCACCTCAGGATCGCAGAAGGCGTTCATCACCTCGCGCATATACGGCGTGCGGCTGGTTTGATAGGGCCCTGGTTCGGCGCTGGTCTCCGCATCCAGGATGCGAAACGCATCGGCCCAATCGGCGACCTTGAGCGTTTCCGGCAGAATCCAGGCCCGGCGCTCGGCCTCCGACCAGAGCGGATCAAACAGCGGCTCTTCAACTTGCTGCGAATTTGCTGATTGCCCTTTTGATTTCATCATCAATCATTTGTCGAATCGCGCTTTCTTTTTTGCCGACCAATCGCGGCGCAAGTTTGCGCCCAAGACCAATCAGCGTCCGTCGCAGGACGACTACCTTACGGACGTTTTGTTCTTCCATCTCATCACGTGCGATATATTTGCCTTGCCGAATCGCAAGTTCCAATTTAGCCAATTGTGTGCGAGTCTCGCGAAATTCGGCCTCGGCGATTTCCTTGCGGGACGAATCGAGTGGGCGCTCGTTATCGTTGTTGCGTTTGAAGGCGTCTAAAATGGACTTGGCGTAATATACCTTGCCGTCCAGGATGACGGTGGGCATATTGCGCTCGTCAATCCAGCGGCGGATAGTTCTGCGGCTTACGCCGGCATAGGCTGCCGCTGCGGTTTGTGTGGGCAGTAATTGGTCGTGATCACGGACATCTGATTTCATAACTTACGCAAAGAAGCTGTCCTGCGTTCTTCTTAGTGTCCCCCCGAATGTAAACAAACAGACTTAGTCCCCCTTGTTCGCCGCTTTCTTATGTCTGCCGCACCAGAGCATCACCTGGGTTGAAGGTAAGGATTCCGCGAAGAAAAACTCTAACGGCTTGCTATAGATGTCGGCCAATCCATTCAGGCGGGAGCATTTCGGCTCGCTCTTGCCGTTCTCGAAATCACGGAGTAACGATGCTCTTATCCCCGCTTTTTTGGCCGCTTGTTTCAGCGTCAGCCCAACGGCTTCACGTGCAATCCTGAGTCTTTCTCCAATTTGCATAATGCTCCTTTAGAACCCGATATGCCTCAACCGCCAGGTCGCTGGCGTGTCTCTCAACCCGGAACCAGTTAGCATCGTCGGGCGCCTGGATGCGGGCGATAAGAACAATGCTCTTGTCCTCGTCAACCGTAAGCACTTGGCAGGCTTTGCAAATCATTTCTTGGTTTTCTTGATCGGGCCACTATAACGCTTCTTGAGCGCCGTTGCAATCGCAGTCAAAATCGCGCCAATAGCTATCAGTTTCCCGTACCCTATCGCAATGCCTACCTGCGTGACGGTCTGCGCCGCAGCCTCCAGGGCAGCCAGGGCGTTCGGATCGAGGACCACCGGATTGTTCGGGTCTCCAGGGTTTACCTGCGCGTACTGGCAGCCGGCACACGCCAGTAGAATCACTAACGTCCATTTTGCCGTCTTCACGTAGTCCAACATCTCTTCGACTCCTTACCAGATGACGTTATATCTCTTCTTACTCTTCATCGGTTTTACTCTTTCAGCTGCACGCGCCCACGTTCATCCAACTTAAACCCGAAGCCAGGCCATAGTCCTTCACATCGCTTCACACATCCGTCTGGCGTGATAACCAACACGGTAGAAGCGGACCGTACACGACCGTCCGCATCAGCAACGCCCAATTCCACGTAGCCATCTTCGGCTTTTGTCAATGTCAGATACGTTGGCTTCTCTTCTACTTTTCCTGACCAAATTTCAAGTCTCATTATCCTTCCTTTCTTCTTTGGTTTTACTCTACCTGCCACACGCGCCCACGTTCATCCAATTTGAATCCTAACCGGGAGCTTACTTCAGGGTATCGCTTCAAACACCCGTCTGAAGTAATCGCTAAAAGCTTGCAACCTAAACATAGAACGCCTTGTGCATCAACAGCGTATAATTCTATATCTCCATCGTTTTCTACCAACCTAAGATAGGTCGGCTCCTTCCCTAATTTTTCTGGCCAAACTTTAAGTTCCATTGCCTTTCCTTTCACAACTCGCACTTTTTGCAAAACCCCATACACGCCATCCCAATTACGCCTGATTTGCCGGAAAGGTTGTGCCTCGCTTTTGGCAAATAATAAAAGTTGTTATCCGGCCTTTTTCATTGATTCCACTTTTACTTTTTCAACTCTCCATCTTCGTCGTAGTCGTCCTCGTTCGCTAAATTGCTCCAATAATCAGGGGGCACTTTCAGTGCTGGTCGATCCTTCATCTCCGTATGCCGAATACCGTGCTGTCGGCAGAATCTGCACACTCCGTATTTGCTTTCCGTATCGCGACCGCAAATATAGCAAGGATGTATCTCTTTCTCAGCCATTGCATTCATTAACGCATCGCACTATCTCTTTGGCATCAGACTCGGCTACGTGTGCCGCCACCACCCGGCCACGCTGAGTATACACGTTGAAATAGCGCGTTCGGTAATCTCGCAGCGGCTTGCCGTCGATTATCACCGGCGTAGCCCGTAGCCTCTCAAGGTTCTTCACCTGTGTCTTCACAACTTGATTTCCTTCTTCGCTTTAACTCTACCAATCAAGGCCAGGACTCCAGAGGCCAACAACACCAGTTGGACAATCAAATCGGTTATCGTATCCTCTTCGCCGCTCAGGTCAATGACGCCAAGCCAGGCAAGGAAGATGACGACGATCGTTACGAATCCGCCCCATACACCACGACTAAGCCAGGGTTTTTTTGTTTCTTGTTTTGGCGGATCGCTGCTTAATTCTTGCAAGCGAGAAGCAATGGCCTTCATTCGGTCTTTGTCCTCTTCAGTCGTTGCACTCAACATTGCGCCGAGATTTTGGATTTCTTCTGTTTTGGTTAGTAATCTGGAGTTTTCCCTGGGTTCTTTTGTTTCGTCCATCTCGTATCTCCTTATTTGTGGTAGTAACATACTCCAACGGCAAACCCATTGTCTCTGCAATCGCTTCGGCAGTTTTCAAAGTACATATATCTATGACCCGTTCAGTAGAGCGTTCCTCGTAATCTTCGATAACAATTTTGAGAAGCGGTGGGCCATATTGGTCGCCTGGCACATATCTAATCTTCTTTACTTTCCGCATTTTAATTCTGGTACTTTTCCTGTCATTTTTATCTCTCACAGTTAGGACATCTACAATACTCACAAAGACCACGACCACATTTACACCAACGAACTATGGGTCACCCACATCGACATTTCAGAAGTGCTAATAGTTCTCTTAATCTTCTCATCTTCTCACCTTCTTGGTTTTGCGCGCAATGGTGTATTTGTAGAGGGGGTTTGATAGACAGCAGTTACCATCCCCGCTTCATCCAGTTTCGTCAGCACGAATCGCCGGAAACTTTCCTCGTCGAGGTCAAGGACATCAACAGTATCCCATTTGCCCTGTGCGTTGAGTGCCCTTACAAAAACCTGGTCGCGCTCAAGCATTTCGTTTTCCTTTTAGCTGTCTTTTTCGCGCTTCAATTCGTCTCGCTTTTCCTTGAGCACCTCTTCTATCCGCTCCAGATCGCTATCTTGAAATTCGCTTTTCGTGCTTCCTTAGCAATCATCGTTCTCAGACTGTTTCGTCGAATTCGAGATTCATCTGCTTTTCCTCGTCCGTCATCGGTCGCTCCTCAATCACTTCGTTTGTGTCCAGCCGAATCAACCTCACTCGCTGCTTTGAGTAGTTAAGTTGCAACTGACATTCAACCGACTGGAGTTTAGTGCCTTCGCGCACCTGCCGGCCAAGAGCAAGGACTTGGGCTTGCAAGTTCTCCTTCTTACTTTTGAATTCACTCATTGTTGCCTTGCGTGTTTCCTCCAGCGCCTCAAGTTGGTCGATCTTCTCGGCAAGCTCTTTGGCTGCTTGTGCCTTTTCGTCCTTTGTCAGCTTGCACGGCAACGTGTGCAGTTCCGTGCTTCGGTGGATGAGGTCATTATCTTCCTTCTTTGTCATTTTGTTTTCCTTTCAATTTACTTCCTTGCGTCTTCTTTGTATCTCGTTTCGGTATTGTGATACTCGATGCCTTCAAGGTGCTTCGCCAAGTCAGTCTTGATATAGTACCGCTTCCCGAAGCGCTCCATCAGGTGGATAAATCTAACTCCGAAGTCCCGCAAATCGAATTGCGGACGACCGAAATGGTTCAAGGGGCCGACCTTGTACACGTCCGTATATTCGTGCGTATAACGCACTACCCCAATCGCCTCGTCGGGGTCAATTACCGGCTCAAGGCTCACGTGCGTCTCTATGTGCGGATAATCCCGCTTCGCAATCTTCATCGCCTCATAACGCCAGTAGGGCGGCGCCGCTCCAGGTTCGCGTAAATGGGCAATCATCGGATCGCGGGTTGTTAATGTTACACTGAACACGTCCCCCGGAGTGTATAAATCGAAATCGTCCACAGCCTGAGTACCCGCTTTAGTCAACACCATTATCGGCAAGTCGTACCTTTTGAGGGCCTTGATGACTTTCCGCGTGTATCGAACGCCGGCATCTATCAACGGATACGGGTCGCTCATAAAACTGAGCAGAATTCGCTTTGTCGTCCCACTCAGCTTCTGGGCCTCTTTCTCCAACTCGTCCACATTGACGTGAGGCTCCGGTTCATCGCAATCCCACTTGAAGCGTTGCGCTAACTTGCGGACGTAGCAGTACGCACAACCGTGTGCACAACCTCGGTAGTGGTTAATTGCCAGTAGTGCGTATTCCTTCGCCCGGCCTTTCGGTTCGTAGATGATGCTCATATCTTAACAGCCCTTTCTTTTTGTCTTTCTGCATAAGTTACGGCCAGAGCCAACGCGCTCCATATATCTCTCGCGATGCCGTATAATGGGCCCGGATTTGCTTTCGTTCCAATCTGCGGAACCTTGCCCCCACCGCTCGGCTCGAATCGGTCGATAAGGGCCTGGCGGATATTGCTATCTTTGGCGCAGGTGCTGTTGCACAGATGCATCTTGACATCGCGCCGATAGAGCAACGACCACTCGGCCTGCGTTTGACATACCGCTTCGATGAAGCGCCCTGTCCAGACGCAGGTCTGAAATATGTCTTTGCCAACCGGCATACCAAATGATTGCACCATCTCGATGACATAGTTGGTCTTCCTGGCGTTCCCGCCGCGGGCATAGATGATATGCAATAATTCAGGATTCGGCACGATACCGAAGCCCTTTGGAATCTGGCGATATAAGTCAAATTCCAACCACGCGCTTTGTGCCGGTCCTGGGTCAATCGCAAATATTTCCGACGCTATTTCCGCCAATCCTATCACGTTTGTTTCCATCTCTGTTTTCACCATTGTTTTTATCCTTGAGTTGTCAAAACGGAATGTCATCGTCCCCTTTTCCCGGCACGTTCGCCTCGACCAGCTTCTGCAGCTGTCGGCCGCGCTCGCCGTTCGTATTAGTGGGTCTGATAGCCTCATCAACAGTCTTGAGTACGGGCGCATCCTTGCCAGACCGAAGTCGCTGAAGAAATCGCTTACCGGGACTATCTGGCCCCGAGAGAATCTGGGCCTCGGCTTCCCACCGCGCATCGTCGCCTCGCAAACCGTCGTCAATAGTTGGCCCCTCTGGTTTGTCGATAACAATCCAATGCCCGCCGTAAACTTGAGCGTGCTTCTCCGCCAAAAGATGCCCGGCCCGCTTGCGGTTATCAAGATCACCGTGCAATTTCGGCGGATCTACAAAAACCGGAACGCAGCGGCCAACAAGGCAAGGTTTCTGTTCGTGCGAAATGCACTTGATGTAGGTGTCGGTTTTCAGGTCATCATACGCGCCGCTGCTTGATTTTGGCCGCCGCATTGCAGCCCTAACTTTGTTCACGACTGGCCGGCGTGAACGACTGCCTCCCTCAGCATAATACGTTTGGATGGCGCATTTCGCCTCAAGCCAATCGTAATCGGCGAGCGCATTGAGCCAAACCTCAATTTCGCCCTCACTTGGTTTCCAATTCTGCCAGAGCGCTTGGATTTCTTCTTGGACGAATTGTCTTGCTTCACTGCTATCCAATCTCAGTCTCCCAACAACGGTGCTTGATATACTGTTGGAAATGTTTCCACGCTGGCACAAATTCACCCTTAGCTTTCATCGCCTTACGGTTGTCGATCTGCATTTGGATTACGTCAGCCAAGATAGGCACGATGTCGCGCCAGTCTTTGTGCCTGCGCTTGAGGTTTTCAAACTCGGTTCGGCCTCCACGTTTTACGCCTGGATAAAGACAGCGCGCTTGCTCAAACAAATCAAAAAAATTGTCTTTTATATCTCTTCTCTGTCTCTCCTCTGTCTCTGTCTCTGCGCCCCCAGTATGCGGAGCATCTTGCAAGCATCTTGCAAGCATTGTGCTATCATCTTGGTAGATTTCTATAAAGCCTGCATCGACAAGGGGTTGCAACGATGGAATTTTTGATAGAGGCAATTTCCGGGCGAGATATTTGCGGTCAGCGGGGATTTTCCCATTGTGTTTCCGCGCCCTATACAACCACAAGCATATCAATAGCAACTTGCAAGCATCTTGCAAGCATTCAAAATCATCGTCATCAAGCAATTCCGTGTGCAACTTAATCCAAGGTGGATTGCGCTTCTTATAATGTTGGAAGCGTTCCCAATTATGTATGCGAATATACTTCATCTCACTTGTAGCGCTCGAAAAAGACCGGTGAAGAATTGATTGAAGCACAGATAGAACAAGGCTTACCGATCTCCATCATTCTTTTCCTTCTTCAAGCAACGTATCTGCTATCCCTGCCGGTACTTGAGTAGGGTCAAGGCCCATTGCCCTCAGCTTGGCTTCGGCCAGGCGGATGCGGTGCGCGTGAGCCTTCAACTGGACCTCGCGCCGAGGGTCTTTCTCATTATCGCGCGTGCCTGACCACGTTGAAGCCTTGCTTGGCAGTACCAGTGGTTGAGTTTTCAAATTCGTATCGTACCGCATCGGTTTCGGTCCTGATTTCCGGTGGACAAAAATGACCGCCCAGTTCGTAATTTCGACAGACGTCGGGTCGGGTCGGGTAAATCTCGCAGAGGTTATCCTTGCCGAGAAATGGGCAGGGGGTCAGAAGCATATAGCGACCCGGTTCGGTCGTGAATTCCTCCACGACGGCCTTGAGTCGCGGTTCTCTAATCAGGTCAACTTGATAGATGTCGTCAATAATCGCCTGGCGGCAACAGCGGCCGCATTTTTGACACTTGTTTGGTTGGTTGTCCATCCGCTTAATCGCTCACTTAAGTTGTGCATTAACAGCACGCAGAATTTCATCCTTGGCAGCATCCCAAATAACGTCGAAGGCGCTCACAAATTGGTCATCGTGGTATACTTGATGCACCTTATATTCCTTGCAACCTCTGCCGGTGCTCACTCTTACCGTTATTTCGTATTCGATGCAGTCGGGCCAAAAGCTATGTGGCTCTATCTCGACCAGTAATCTGTTAATCGTTCGGAAAAGGTTTTTCATTGTCCTGCATCTCCTTCAGGCTTATCCGCCTGGGCGATTTTCGTTTCGGCATATCGTCGAAGTAACATTTCGTCCCGTATATCCGCCGGCCGTCGCGTGTGGCATTGCTGAATGTTTCCTCCATTTGCTTGAGCCGCGCCGATAAAGCGACGTAGCTATCGACGTAACCCTTAGGGTCTTTAGCAAACTCGGCCGGCTCGCTGTTGCACAATTCGCACCACCGCAGCACGGGACAGATCGCACACTTGCCCGGCTCGGGCCAAGCGTCGTCGCGGCCGCTTTGCCATATCTGCACGGTTTCGGCGATCCGCGCCTCGAAGGCTTGCTCCTGCGTCAAGTCATTCGGGCCTATGACCTGGTGCCGTTCGAGCCAGACATCAGTTTGCGTGTGTCTGCGCGTATTCAGATAAATCCATCTGACGCGCTCCACATCGGGATATTTGCCCCACAGACACCAGGTGCCGACGCAGGTCTGAAAGTCATCGAGCGCCTGTTGCTTCGTGCGCTCCAGCCAGCCGGTCTTGTAATCGAGGACGACAATCAAATCCTGCTTTCGTGTCGCCAGCACCAGGTCAGGGACACAGACGATAAGCACGTCCCCCCGGTCGCCGGTGGCGGGAAAAAGACAGCGCGTCACTGTCTCCTCGGCGAGCAGCACAGCGTTGGCTGAATATCTGCGGAGTTCATTGGCGAGGTGTTTGCCAGCCCGCAGGACTTCCGGTTGTAAGTCCGGGCGCTCCAAAGCCTTAGGTAGTTCTTCGGCGAAGTAATCCGCAGCGGCTTGCAAGTCTCTGTCGGCCCATTCTATCGCTTCTTTGGCGATCGCGTGAACGATTCGGCCTGCTTCGGGCAGGACATCGTGCGTCTCGATCTCATTCTTGTGCACCTCACACAGGTGCGCCTGATGGGGACATTCTGCGTATCGGCCGAGCTCGGTACGTTGGATATAGACGGGCTTTGGCCTCTCGTAAAGGTCGGCGAGAAGGTTATCAATGTAGTTATGATTATTTTGATTGCTTATTGTTTTGTTGCGATGTGTAGTTTGCATAGACTTCGAATGTGGAAAATGCTGCGCTGCAACGCATCTTGCCTCGGCGAGGGAATATCCGGAGGAGTTTACTTTTCGGCAGACAGTCTATTGAGAAACCGATGTTGCTATTATGAAACGATGAGTGGCCGGTAAAAACAAAGGCAGTGCCGCCCAATTCGAGAACATCACTGCAGCCGGATAGCCGGCAAACCGGATGGTGTTCGACGCAAGCAACAAAATCCATCAGGGCATAACCGCTATCGTGCAAATGCCGCATCGGCAAAACAATAATGCTATCGAACCATCCGATGTCTTCGTTCCATTTACGCTTCGGTAAGGCGAGAAAATCCTTGCGCGTCATCTTTTCGATGTTGAGTTCCATTAGTGGGTTCATCCGAACAACTCCTTTGCTCTTGCGGTTGCTTGCTCTTCGGCTTCTGGATTCTCTTCTCCCTCGTAAACGTTTTCTGGTGGAGGTGGTGGGGGTGGGGGTTCGTCGCCGCTGAGGTCTTGGTCGATTTCTTCTTGGTCAAGCTCCCGCTCCAACAAATCGAAGTCGTCTGACTGGAGTAGCAGCAGGTCTTTCCATTCGGCGAATTGTATTTCAGCGGAAAGCGTCGATTGGACGAACTGTAGGAACTCTTCGCGAAGCGTCTCACCGTCTTTCAAGTCGCGTAATTCCGCAAAGCGTTGGAGCAGCGTTTTGAAACGCTCCTCGTCGAACTGCTCGCGCGCGATGTCGGTCGTATCTTTAACGGCCACGTCCTGGGCCTCGTGTCGTGCAGGTGCTTGCGGAGTCGGGACTTCTTCGGGCGGCTGAATGTCGGCAAGTTCTTCGGCGGCATAGAATCCGCAGGTTACGTCGCTATAGTACCGCCTGCCGTGACGCGAGATTGCCCTGGCCCACAGCATATCGTCGGTGTAATGCTTCCAATTGTCTTTGCCGAGCAAACCCGCCTGCTTGGCGTCGGCAAGCGAAAAGGTTGTGACCTTCAATTCCGAATCGTCTTTTCGTTTGCTTTCGACAATGCAGCATCGTTCCGGCGTGCCGGGCTCGCCCTCGAACCGGTCTTTCAGATACGCCGCCTTGCCGCTTCTGCGTATCAGGCCAGCGATTGCTTGTGCCCGCATTCCAAGTTGGCCGTTGACAAGTTGGAAATTCTGAAGGGCTTGAACCGGCTTGAAGCCCAACTCCTGACCGGCCTCGATGACATACGCCGCCTGGGCAGGATTCTGGCACCATTGCGGAACAAGGCCGCTACGCGAAAATAACTCGGCCGCAAGTTTCAATTCCGTTGCACTCCGCAGCACCAGGCCGCCGCGCACGGCCATATTAGCCGCCACGATTGCGTTCTGTTGTTTTTCCGTGTCAGTCATCGCTTGGCCTCCTTCACAGCAGAGAGCTATAGAAAGGTTCGTGTCGCATATCAGCCAACGTACTCACGTCGATTTGACCGTCGTCCAGCTTCTTCAATTCCTCAAGATAAACACGATCACGGGCCAAGCGTCGCTGTGTCTCCATCAACTTTGCCTCGATCTTCACCTTCCAAGCCGCAATAGCCTTTTTCACGAGTACGGGCCATTCATCCAATTCTTCCGCCCAACGGGCCAGGAGGTACGCGGTCTCCGTGTACTCTTTGCCTGTATAACCAACAAGCAGCGGGTCTTTCGGGTCGGTGCGCGCGGCCCATACCTTGAACGATGAGAAGAAATTCAGATTTTTGGCGTGTGCTAATACTTGAAGCACTCGCACCGGAATCGGGCCGCCAGCATACGCTTCAACTGATGTTTTTTGAGGGCACAATTGTTCAAAAACAAACCTCTCAACCTGCGTCATTTCACGATAAGGACAACGACTGATTTCGCCCCTTTGGGTTTTCTGGAGCAGGCTCTTTTGTCCATCCAATCCCAAGTTCTCGATAAGTTCCTTCGCCTCGTTCGTCATTTCGACGGTCTCTTGGGCCACTTCTTCGATTTCATAGGTTTCAACTTGCATTGCCTTTTCTCCTTAAATTATTCCTCCGCTTGTGTATGTGCTTCCAAACAGTCCTCACAGCAGAACCAGTCGCCTTCATCTTCTATGAAACATTTCGGGCACCCGAGTCGGCCGCAAGCCTCGCAAGAAACAATGCAATCCGTGCAGATTTCGGCCAGACAGTCAGGGCAGGTCGTTGCTTGGTAACTGTACATCTCCTCCTGGCAACACGAACACTCGCCAACGGTTTTCCACCTATTCATTGTTGTCCTCGCCTGATTTAGCCTCGTCGAGGCGTTTCAATCTCAGTACCCAATCAGGTAACTCACCTCTGAGCCATTTTTCCGCTTCTGCAAACATCGCTGCTGGTGCGGGTTTATTCGGATCATCATCAGCCGAGCGTTTTGGGTCCTCGTACCATTTCGGGCCATAGACTGCACGGCAGAGAGCCTGTCCCACGTCCCAAGTCCGACCGGCCTCCTTGTCGTAAAACATTCCGCCATATTTATCACCGACGGCCACAACCAAACGGCTTAACATAGACCAGGTTGGGTGTCGTTCATCTCTGATACTTTTCATCTCTCAACTGTTGTGCAAATTTCCTGACAGCCTCATCGAGGCGTTTGATACGCTTTTCTATTTCCTTCAATTGACAGTTAGCACATAGGTCCGCCTTGCAAGCGCTTCTGTAGTATTCTTCTGTGTAATCGGCGCCGCACGATGGGCAATACTCACGCACCAGGTGAATGCCCCGCTTATTCATTTCTTATCTCCTTTTGTCTTCTCTGATGGGCCTCAACCAATGCTGCAGCCGCATCTCCAAACGCACGTTGAGCGCTGGCCAGTCTTGGGTCGGAACTCTCTTCATACTCCAGGTCGGACATCGCCTCTGCTAAAATCAATGGGGTCCAAAAATCTGCCAGAGGCTTAAGGCAACAACCTAAAGCGCAGCCCATTTCCGAAACCCAATCGGTGCAAATGGAGAAAGTAACCTCGTGGCCAGTTCTTATCTCGGCCTCGTCGTGCACTATCGAAACTTTGACAAAGTTCTTGTCAGTCATTGCTGTTCTCCTTCAATTTCAAAAACAGCGCCGCCCGTAACTGGCGTGCTCGCTCCTTCGTTATGCCTAAGGCGGCGCCGATCTGGGGCGTCCGTGCCCCCTGCAAACATAGGTCAAATACTTCTCGCTCGCGTCCGGTCAACTGTTCCCTGAGCGTTTCGATTTCATCCTGGCGTATTACCTCTTCATCCGCCTCTGGCACGGTTCGCCCCCAAACGGCCCTCGCGTACTCTCGCTCAATCTCCCTGTCGCGGCGGGCCCGTCTCGCGTAGTACCACAACCACGTCGCCAGCGTCCTCTTGCAGTTCACGTAATCAGCCTTCCGCGTATATCTGCCCTGTATCAACCAGGTGATATTCGCCAGCTCTTGCTTCTCGTAATGCCAATATCCTCGCTCTATCGCCCACGCAGCGACCGCCTGGCACACCCTCCAAATATCAGGGCTAAAATGAGCGCTCTTGTTTCGCAGGGGCCTCATTTGTGTTCTGACTCGCAAATATTCTCTGGTGGAGGTGGTGGGGGCGGTGGTTCAGGGCTTGGCCGCCAATCCCAACTGGCGATTGCCATAAGTTGCAAACTCTCCGGCGGCCCTGTTGCCTCACAACGCTCGCACCTTACCCAGTATCTGCCAGAATAATCACTCGTTACGTAGGTCTTGCGTGACCCACAAAACGGGCACGGCTGCTCGATTTTGCGCTCCGTATCTTTCATCTTTGCTCCAGCACCTCGACGATGTGATGCGTGACCCTATTAGGGTCCACCTGGTCTGGCTCAAACCAGGACCGGATTTCCACGACCTTCAGTTCCGCCCGTGCCGTCAACGCCACTGTGTTCGGGTCGGCGATGATAAACAACTGGCGGCCAGCGACGTAAACCGTTGCTATGGTGAGCATAATCAGCAGGCTAACTATTAAGGTTCGCATCGTATGTCTCCTTCTCATCTTTCGCCTCTCGCATAGCTGTCGCATATCGCCCGTTCCCATTTGGCTTGAGTCTCAGGCCCTAAAATCCCGTCGGGCTTTGCGCCTATACGGCGCTGGATTTCCTCGATTGTGGGCAGCGGCGCAGGCGGGTCGGGCCGTGCATCCCTGCACAGCCAACCGACCCAACCCGCAATCAGTAGGGCGACTGCAAGACCGGCAATTTGAGCGATAGACTTGATTGCTTGCATTGCGGTTCAATCCTTTCTGTTTCCCAAACAAATCACGGGTTTGCTTCAAAGAACGCCTTTGCGAAACCTGGTGGTGTTTTGGCTCTGTTAATGGTGCGCTTCTCGCCCGATATTTCATCCCAAGTACGTAATAATGCTGGTGGTTTAGTATATTTGCGTTTTGGCTCCCTGAAATACCCCCATAAGTCCGTTGGTTTTCCAATGTCGTCGCCGAATTCCCAGTATCGGATTGTCATTGCTGGCTTGCCCAGGAATTGGCGCAAAAAACCTCTCGGATTCTCCAAGCACCAGAAAGCCAAAGGTGCTCGGACGCGGCATTTCCACACAATGTGGAGGCAAGCCTCAACGAGTTCCATCCCCGAACGAAAGTCGCGGGCGGCATTTCTCTTGGCAAGGCTGAATTCGGTGCAAGGCGGGGCGGCCAGAATCCCATAAACATTTTCGGGTGGTTCGTAATCACGTACATCGTACTCTGGCAGCGTAATAAGTCTCACGTCGTACCCGTGTTCTGCATAGGGACGCGACCACGCCCCTGTCCCGCCGCATAAATCAAGGATTATTTTGTTTTTGTTCGTCGATTCCATTCCCTTCACGTTTCCAACCAAGCCCGCTCGGCCGGTCCTGCCCCGGCTCCGGTATTACGGTCAACGTCGTTTGGGCGCCACGTGTATCGCCCCCGGACAACCCGACGCTTTCCCCAAGTTTTTTCGGTCTGCACGTCATCTCGCCGTGCCGCGAGCGGGCCTGGTTTATCAATCAAGTAATATGGGTTAAAAAGGGGCAGGGCACGCAACCTGGCGTTTTCTCGGCAGCGGCGTTAGTCAAGTTCCGCCCCGCCCCGGATTGTCATATATGCGGCGACCTGGCGAACCTTATCGCAGGCCGCCCACGACATAGAGACTGGTCAATGCTGCGCCGTAACAGAGAGTGGTAAGTGGTGAGTGGTGCGCCGCGTGTAGCCTCGATGTAGGTCGCCGCAGAAAGGAGACGCTATCAGCTTGACAGTGCAGTTCAATAAAAAGGGCCGTACTTGGCTTGCCGCTTTTCCGGCCCCTTCGGAGGAGGGTGATGAAACGATTCACATCAAAACAGGTGACTTATTACTGTGTTTTCGTTCATCCTGTTTTACACGCAGGAGGTCAGAGGTTCAAGTCCTCTACCGCCCAGCGGTGTGAAGCGTTTAACGCTTCAGTCTTCGGGGGGGTGCTGTAACCCAGCATCCCCCTATTTACACCACAGGATGCGATTTTGCGGGCATCAGAGTACATTGACTCCCTGCACGCCGTGTAATAAGTCCTCATCGTCCTACTGCTTGAATGACCCGAAAGCCGTAAGACGAAGTATTCGGGCAGATTGTTGGCCATCTCCGTGATGTATGTTTTCCGCAAGCTGTGGAAGTCACCAATCTGCCGACCAAAGGCCCGTCGCTGGATCGCAACGAAGGTCCGTCGGAAATTCGGATCGGGGCATTTGCACCGGTCCTCGTCGAGCATCCGGGCATCCTTGAGCCGCAGCATATTGCGGTAGATGTGCAGCGTCAGCAGCGGATAGTAACAATCGCTGAGCCGCTGGACTAATGTCCGGAGCTCGTCTATTATCGGGACCTTTCGGATCTCCCGGTCCTTCGGTTCCCAGGGCCACGTCCGCTTTGTCTCCCGTTTCGGTTCGACGTAGATGAAGTCACCCCGGATGTTATCGAGCGTCAGGTTCAACAACTCCCCGCGACGCAATCCGGTCGTCCTGGCAGCCAGGAGTATAGCCCGCCATCTCTCGTTCGGCGCGAATCTATACATCCGTTCAAACTCCCAGTCCTCGTACACCCGGATAGGCTTTTGCGTTACCCGGAAAGGCTTGATGTCCGCGGCAGGATTAACGCGGATGAGTTTCTGCTGCACTGCCCATTGGAGGACGGGGCGGATCGCCCGAAGATAGATGTTCGCTGTATTCTTCGAGCGCCCGGTCCGCAGCAGGTAATTCCGGAACTTCTCGCAACCGCAGGCATCGAGCCGGTCAACGTTGATGTTGCCGACCACTTCCGCGAGGTAACGAAACGCACGGGTCGCATTTTCTTTGGTCTTTTTTGCGTACCAGAAGTTTTCGTCGAAGTACCTCTGGCACAACGTCAGAATCTTCAGCATAAGCGCCTCCTTTCTGCCCCATTGTGGGGTCGAGATGTGCGAACCGGTTCATCAACACCTCACCGGCTCGCATTCTACCAAAAAGGCAGGCGCTCTGCCAACGCGAAAGCCCGATTAAGTTGTCAAAGAGCCGCTTAAATTGGCCAATCTAACCGCGTTTATAGGGGGGTTGGGGCCTCTATCTTGGACGAACTCCGAGTATCGGGGTCTATGATAGGTCATTTCGCTGTTTCGGCGATTAAACCCCATTTTTTCAGCCTTTTTCTCTATACCGCCACAACGGGCAAGTGGTATCCGTGCACCGCTCGACTTCCTCTGCTACCCACCCGCAGCATTCAAGGCAAAAGCAGCGGATCGCTGCTTTCCGGCTCTTTTTGGCCATCGCCCGGCGATACAGTCCTTCGTATCTGGCTGGAATCAACCGTTCCATCGTTACTCCTTTTTATGGCCTCAGAGATTTTTTCCTTGCAATCCGCCGCAAATTCGCATAAAAGAGGGTATGCCCATCGCGCTAACAGCCGCGGGTAGGAGGCCCCCTATTGAGAAAAATAACCGCGGGAACCGTTTGGATTTGAGGCGCCGTTTGGACACCTGGAGGGGGATATTGCCGATTCCCGCGGCCTTTCGCTTGCTGTGATTTTTCACGCTGCTGTCCATTTCAGCGACCTCAAATCCATTTGTTAATCGACTACAGGGTATTATCGGCAATCGGGCCGTAGAAGTCAATGAAAAAATACGGAAAGCAATGGAAAAAAATTGTTAAAAATGGTTTTGGAGAGCCTAACCGTAGTCCAGTACTATAGTTGTGAATATGTCGGAAGAGGTAAAAAATTTGCTGCACATCGGCGCTGATCTGGACTACGAGTTTGTGTCTCAGTTCCGCGCATACTGCCGGGCTAATGATTTCAAACAGAAGGCCCTGCTCAAAAGGCTGATAGAGTGGTGGCTTTCGCAAGATTTCGCCGTTCAGACCGCTGTCTATCACGGCAATTGGATAGGCCCGTTGTCTCCCGCTGCAGTCGATGACCAAACCGCTGCCGCACGCAATGCCGCAAAGAAGCGACGTAATCAGCGTCAGCGACCCGCAGCAACGTTATGATTTCGGCAATGTTCCGCTCTTTGGTGAAATTGATAAATCGTGGCATTTGCATAACCCCCGCGTCGCCAAAGGGTTATTACCGCTCCGACGGTTTCCGCATCCTGGCTTCGTTTGTATCGCCGGAGCGGCTATCATAATTGTAAATCGGAAGTTCAGAATTGTCAAGCAACGCGGAGCCAAAAAAATTAACAGAAGGGGTGTTAAGAATTATCCGCGCGAATTGGGGAAGGAGGCAAAAAAATGCTCGGTACAATGCTTAGTCGAATCATCGCAGTAGGACTGTGCACGGCAATGCTCGGAATCTATAGCCAGTATGGCCGATGGAGCGCACGCACGCGAAAGCGGCCCAACAATGACAGTGCGACCTATCAGGGCTTCACAGTTTACGGGCGGTCGAGCACGCAAAGCGCAAACCGCCAGGCAACACAATACCGGGAACGTATCAATAGATTGGAGTCGAAGATTTCGTCCCTTGAGAAAAAGGTCGATCTTTTGACCGAACGCTACGCGGACTTGCGTTTTGGCGTCGTCAAGGCCCTCGCAGGCGGAAAGAACGTACAACCGCTGAAATACCCACTCAAAGTCGGGCAGATATTTTATTTTAGCGATGAAGATAGAATACGTGTACTCCAGATCATCGACCCGACCAATATGCTCGTCGAGCTTCAATTCGGCCATTCCCGCGATGAATATGGATATCCGCGCAAGGAAACCGTTTTGATTGCGGGTGTGAGCACAAAGGACTTTACGGATAACAAGCTGCTTGCGCTGCCGCCCTATTCGTTTTGGCGTGTGGCCGAAACCACGACATATCCAACCGTGTTGGGTGGGTCCAATACAGTTTTTGTGCTAATCCCCGAGGAACTGTAGCTTATCAGCCACAGCCATTGCGCAATGACCTGGTGCACCAACTGCGGGGCAATCTTTGAGAGGGTTTGAGAGGATAGGCCACAGTGCGTAACAGCGGCGATCCGTCCAGGTAGGCGCGAATCGCTAACTCCAGTGCACCCAGGAACTTACGAAAATTTTATCCGCGGGCTTGCGAAATGCCGATAACAAGATATGCTGGCTTATTGGCACAGCAAAAGCCAGCTCTTGTGTTTGTGCGTTGGATTGGTTATAATCTATAAGGGTTGGAAATAAGGGTTGAGGATGGTACACAGGTCGCCGCTGAGAGCTCAGTGGCGGGATGATGAGGAGGTATGTGATATGGGGCGCAGAGCGATTCCAAGGTCGATGTTATTGCGGGTCTGCGTATATCAGCCTGCCGATGAGCTGGGCATCTTTATCGCCCATTGTTTAGAGCTCGATCTTATGGGGCAGGGTACTTGCGTAGAATCTGCCCTCGATGAGTTACTTGAGGTGATTGATAGTCAAATCGAGACTTGCAAGAAAACCGGGGCCAATTTTTGGTTCTATGCCCCAGCGCGCGTATGGCAAATATATGCGCAAGCCAAGAAGGCCAACCGCAAAATTGCGAGTGAACTCGTTGAGCGAGTCGTTGAGCGAGCCAATAGACGTCGTGGACACCCGGCCCCTGATTTGGAAAACATCGCAGCTTCTAAGGATGTCCCCAAGAAATACTTGGCGCCAATCTAATGGCAATTCCCAGGAGCTATCCTTTTCGGGAGCTAAAACGAAAACTCCTCGCTTATCGAATACAATGGCTCCCACGAAGGGGGAAGGGAAGTCACGGTGCCTTTGTTGGCCCCGACAAACGAGGGAATAAGCAAAGTTATACTTTGCCACAGCGCCAACAAAGAGAAGTCAGAAAATGGTATCTCAGGGATATTTGCCGTCGTTTCTTGTTGGACCCTGATGATTTATTTGGTTGATGCATCACTGGGCTTGCGAAGTGCTGATAAGAAGATAGACTGCAATAGGGCCATTTGGAGAAGCGATTCGCCTTGTATTTGCAGACGGGATTGACTATAATATGTGAGGATTCGGGTTCGGGGCAAATGTGCCCGAAATCAACACCAAGAGCCGGAAAGGAAGGAGGATAACTATGGGCCGGGGCGCTCGGAATCGTCGGCATCGCGCGTTTCGCTGTGTTATCTATTATTCACGCAAAGACAAATGCTGGGTTGCTCACAGCCTTGATTTGGATCAGATTGGCACCGGAGATTGTGTGCTTGATGCCCTCGTTGGATTACTTCGGGCCGTTGATCACGTTTATCATTACGCCCAGAAGGACCCCAGTCTTTGCATATATCGCGATGCGCCCGATTCTGTTTGGGATATGTTCAAAACGGCGCAGCAGTTGCCGGGCGAGATTTTCGAGATCGCCCACAAGATAGTGCATCATACTTGGCCGGAGGATATACACGCCGATTTCGATACCAAGAAAAACCAGAAATTCAAACATCAGCTTAAACCGGCAATGGCATAAGGACTCGCCCAATGATAACTTGGGCACAGGTCCGGCCCTGCGCTGCTGTTATTTTTTTTAATTACAGCATCGCTATTCAAAATCTGGGTGCCAAAATTTAGTAAGGTCTATCGGCGAATCAATCCCGCCGCCAATCTCGGCCCACCAGGTAGCGATACGCCTCCCAGGGCGTCGGAAAGGCGATATGCTCGAATCGGTCCGGGTGATAGACGACTGTTGGCACGCCGATCGGTGCACATTTAGACCTCCTTCGGGAATTCCCCAATAGCCTTTTTAAGCCCGTCAAGGCATTCCTTAAGGTCCAGGATATAAGTCCGAATGTCCCGTGGAGATTGAGCGAGCATCACGCATCGTATGGAGTTTTCCAACTCCAGCCCGAAATCACGCAATTGCTTCTGAGCCTCGGCCACCTGCCCCTGCAACGCAATCAGTTTCACTAACAAGCTGTCCTTGTAGTGATTATTGATGACCATAGTCATATCTTCGCAAGAGACCTGATAAGCGCATATACCGCCCCACCGCCACCGATGCCGCTGCCGATACACAGCCCGATTAAGAGCATTCGGCTGCGCATCAAGAACTGGCCGTGCGGGCAGGACTTAATATGCTCGATTAGCACTTCTTTGACAATCTCCCGCGCAATCTCGCGGCATTCGGCCTTATCGCTTTCTGAAAGAGCCATAGCTGATAATCCCCGATACATCATTTCTACAGTGTAGATTAAGCCATACAAGCGGGATGCTCACTACCTGGGCTGGGCGGGAAAAAATGGGCACAAAAATTTCTCGCTGCGCGCCGTGCCGAGATGACCGCATTCGCCGATGTTTTTGGAAGGACCCGCATTTAATTCGCATTATCAGTTCCCCGTCGTAAACGCTGTTATTTTGGTTCCATTTGGCAGGTCGAGCGAACCGCCCTTTACAAGAATTGCACACCCGCTCGTAAGCGTCAGGTTGCCGGCCTGAGCGGTTGCATCGAAGGTTCCGCCATATAGCTTCCAAGTTTCGGATGCGTTGCCGATAGTCTTATCGCCGGTTCCTGTGACGGTAATCGTTCCGCCGTGCATAGTGCAGTCGGTTATCTTGCCCGGCGCCCGCCAGGTGAAGTTGCCGCCCCATAGTTTCAACGTAGCCAGGTCAATTGATGCGGCAGAAGGCGCTTCGGTGAGCAGGGACCCGAACGCTGCCGTCCCGCCGTAGAGTTCAAGTAGGGTCAATGGGCTGTCCGCCGTAAATGAGCCGCCGTATTGATAGATACTGCAGGCCGGGCAGTCCTCGCCGATAGTTATCGTTGCCGTGCCGAAGTTGTAGATGTCCGTAACCTTCGTATCGTCTTCTATTTCCAACGTGCCGCCGCCGAATAGCTCTATCAATTCCCACGTTGCATTAGTATCGTTGACGCCGGAGATTTTCAGCAGGCCGCTGGTTGAATTGTGCACGACGGCCGGGACAGTCTTACTTGCCGTCTTAATCTTCAGGAGGCACGGCTCATCACCCTGGTAGATAATACGCTTGCCGGAGGCCACGGATAGCTGTAGCGCACCTTCGATGTCGTCTGAAGTTATACCGATGCGGCCGGTGAAATCGCTCGCTATAACGACCCCCTGGCAATCGTCCGGCCCACTGGCCATATTGTGGTAGCAATTGTAATGCTTGCCGGCTGTGTGTTTTGTTCCGCTGTAATCGGACGGCACTGTTGCGGCTCGTCCGTCAAAGACAATCACATCAGAACTTGTCGGCACAGAACCGGCGCCGCCCGTCGCCGTTTGCCAGTTGCTGGCATTGTTGAAATCACCGTAATCATCGTCGTCCGATCCGGCGCCGCCTTTCCAATACAAAGTCGCCATAAATCACCTCACAATTACAGGTCAATTTGAACGAAGTTGTTCGGGTCATCTTCAAAAACGGATTCCGGTACTTTATCCCAGTCGATTTCCAAAACACACCACCGATCCATATCATCGCCCGCTGCATCTACGGCTGTTGCAATCCCTAGCAGCGTATCTCGTTCGGGCAAAAATTCGTTCGGTTCGGGCCAGGGTGTCAAAAGATGGGAATCGAAATAGCACGTGTATTTCCAACACGACTCAGAAGAATCGTACCACCAATAATCTTCTCCGTCCGCAAAGAAGCAGCGCGTATAGCCTATGCGCTCGGCTGCCCCTGGCTCGGCATAGATTATCAAATCGCCGAATCCGATTTCGCAACCTCGCGTGAATGAGGTGAGTATAGGATACCCTTCAGGTTCACCTTTGTAGGCTACGCGGACAAGGAGGTTTGAGATTCCCATCGGCTCGTCGATTTCGAGCGGGCCGTCGGAGCCAATTGCTTTGGCGACATCCAGATAGAAATGTTGCCGCCACATATTATAATATGTCGGGCTACACGGGCTATAGTAGGGCGCCGTAAGCTCATATTGCACGCCCGTGCCATAACCATAATTCTGATAACCGCTTATTTCCCCATAAGTTGGCTCATCCGCAAGCACGCCAGCCCGACCGGCGCAGTAAGCATCTTTTGCAGTTGAGAATTGATTCCAGAAGGCAATGTCATCTTGTTGGGCAGCTGACCCGGCCGTAATTTCAAGGCCGCTGGTATCGACGATTCGCAACTGCAGCAGCACATTGCGCATATCGTTGACAATATCGTGGTGCAGCTCATAAACCGGATGATGTGCCCATTTAGATTGGCCAGCTTTCTCGTCGTAATATCTAATGTGCCGCGTATGTACCGGGTCGTGTCGCTTGGCTATCAACCGCTCTGCGCTATCGCCGTATGCGGCAGCGTGTAGTGCTTCTACATCAGGGCAAGCGTAATATTTGCGATTGGCAACCGGTATTTGGGCGTAAACCGCTGGCGAGACGATAAACTTCATCGGCTCATATCCCGGCGGATCGCCGTATTCGCCTGGCCACATCAAATCGCCCAGTCGACCTGGTGAATGTTTCCACGTTCGCCTCCAGCACCCACGCGGCAAAGGCCAGTCGCCGGGATTCTCGTTCTCGCGCTTCTTTCGCAACCAGTAGGGAATTGCCGGGTGGGCTGTATCCCACCACCAATCATATTGCACGACCTTGCCCCAAAAAGCCGCGTTATCTGGGCTGCGATCCGGGTGCGATTCGTGCTCAACGAGGCATCTCTTGCAAGAATCGCCATATTGAACGACTTCGCCCTTATAATACAACCCGTGATCCGCTGCCCAGGTTGGATAAACGCTTTCGTTTTTGCCGAGGTCGCGCAAACAAAGCTCGAAGGCCGAATCGTTGCAGCCCCACATCCAGCTGTAACTCGTTTCCGGTTGAGTGCTCGCCTTGCGCCCTAATTCCACATATACCGGGTGGCTGCGTATGTATTCCGGGTTGTATGCGGGTGTCGCCCAGTATTCTTGCCAGTTTTCGCCTTCGCCGGGCTCGTTGGTTGCGCTCGAGGTGTGGGCTACTTTCGCTACGTACAGAATTTCATCGTCCGGCGTCTCCTTGTAGACAATATCGCCGACGGCATAATTGTAGCTCAACGTCCATAGTAATTTCGGTTGCAATGCTGTCCAGGTAGCGATCCATTCGGCATCGACTTTCTTCAGATACTTGGAGCCCTGTGATTCCACGATATGGATGATATGTGCTTGATAGCTGCCGTTGAGTTTTGGGTCCTGGGGACACTGGTTCGAGCGATTGCATTCGCTGTCGGGGTCATCGCAGTCTCCTTTCCACGGCACGCCGTCGCTGAGAATGTACTCGCTCGTCCTTTGGGGCCTCGTGCAAGAATCGTCGTTGTCCGTCATATCCCATTCGGTTTGCAGGCGATTTGCGATGATGTCTTTGCAGATTTCGACGTGTTGGTACCGTTTATGCAACGGCCCGCTCTTGCCGTAACGAATCGGTGATAATTGGCTTGACGGGTCAACCTGTCGCGGCAACCAGGCCCGGGTCCGGCACCAATAGACATATTCCTGGAAATTGCAAGGATTTGGCGGGCCGGGCTTCTCGTAATATCGCACGTCCCACCGGCCGCCGGCGTTTATCTCCGGTCGGTCCGCGTTATACGCATAGGTGGCGTATAAATTCGGATTTTCAGCGAGCCGCCAATGTGCATCAAGCGTACCGTCAGCGCGTAAGGGCGGATGCTTGTTTACGGTGGCGCCGGTCATTTCGGCCATATTGATATAAAGGTCCTCGACGCCGTCCGCGCCGCGAAATAACACCGTAATCTTTCCTGGGCGATAGAGTTTGCTCGTATCCCAGTTCGCCCAATTGAATCGAGTATAAGGGACGAATTGACGTTCGCTCCCAGTCCATATCTGTTTGCCATAACCACGCACCAGGTCGATGAATCCTGCGTCTGGTTGTCTGATAAGGAATATCCGTTTGCGAATGTCCTCCAAGTGTGCAGAATCTATTTCGTCGGCCCTATTGACCGGCCATTCGCCCTTCTCCCACCAGCATTTTTCCCGCGGATCGAGTGCCATTCTATTTGTACACCGCCATTATCCGTTTGTCCTGGTCGTTCCATTGCAACGAGGTTAAGAGCTTTTCCTCGTCGTGTTTTTCGACCTTGCCGACCGTCGCTACGATGTACCAATCATTGGGTTTCGGGAGACTGTCGTGTTTTATCACCTCGACAATGTCGTTCGCCTGAAGCCAGGGGGCGGTTTGAGTCAAATCATTGTTGTATTGATAGCCGAAAACATAGGCGTCGGGATTCAGAATCGTCCAGTACGTCTCGTTAGTGGGGCTGCGTGAATCGTGTGAGATATGCCCCTTAGTGCATTGGTAATCAATGCCCTTGTAGGTTACCTTATCACCGGTCTTGTATTCGCCGTGCGTTGCCGACCAATCGTCGTAGGCCGCCTCGCTCAGCAGCTTGATTTTGTATGCGGTATGTGCTTCGGTGGGGGGGTCTGTCGTGGGGTCGGCTCTTCTTAGACCCCGGACTATGCGGGCATAACGCTTGGTGAGTCCGCCGCCGGCTTGTCGGCGCCTGCGCAGGTATTCCGGTGGCGCATAACGTTCCATCTGCCGCAGCAGCCGCTCCAGCCTTTCGGCGTCCCTCTCCGACAATATGTATCCAGTAGCCACAATTAGCCTAACCCCAATTTACTGAAAGGCAATTTGCGCCGAACATCGAATTCAAGAAAAACGGCGCTTGCCCCGTCATCCAATTTCTTGCCATTCCCGTTGAGTAAAGTCGGCTCGGTCAGCGGATTGCCTTCGTTGTCAGTGAATTGTTTATAAAGGGGCGCGCCATCCGTGCCCGTGCCCACGTATTCCCGGAAACCCTGGTCCAGCACCCGGCGCTTCCAGCCATCGAAGCGCACCTGAAATTCGTATGTCACTCTATAATACTTCATATACGGCGTATAAACCTCGTCGCCCGTGAAAACCCGGCAAAGAACCGTTTCAGGTGGAAAGCCCCGAAAAGAATCGCTGTTGATAGAGCCGATATATTCGTATGCCATCACTGGATTGTATGCGACCTGATTCTTGATGATTCGCCCGACCAGGTCGTGAAACTCGCGCGTCAGCGGCGGGTCAAATGATTCTCCGGCCGAATTGGTCAGAGGATTGCCTTCAATGTCCCTGTCTATCGGCTCGTTCGTAGTGGCGAAATACCAATTCTCTTCCGGCGGCATTGCAAGGGGTGATACGGGCGTATCGTCCCGGCCTATTTTTGATTTGGTTTCCGCCTTGTAGGTAACGGTCACCTTGTACAGGATCGGGCTTATCGTTTCGACGTGCTTTGCCTGCACCGTCATCCATCGGTGATATGGGTGACTTGCCCAGGGCCGAGGTATGCCTGGTGCACTACGGGCCAGAAGAGGACGGGCGGCCGGATCGTCTTCTTCGTCGAAAAGAACGGTGAAGACGCGCACGGCGATTATTCGGCCCGGCTCTTCTTCGACCGTTCTGGCCGACCAATCCTCTTTTACGTCCACTACGCTCATATTGCATTACTCTCGTAACCGCATTAGCTAAACGCGGTAATTGCCAATTCGGGCATTATTGCCGGCGCGACCTTGAACCGGCCTTCCAATCTTTCCCAGGCCATCTCAAGGGCAGTCAGAGAATCTTTCATTTTTTCCTGGAGCTTCGTTTGCCGTTCGGCGTTCCGCGCCATTTTCTGGGTCAAATCAAATTCGCGCCCAGGCGCAAAGGTGAGAAAGCGTGCCTCTATGGGATGCAACGTCCGCTTGACACTCGCAACCAATTGCTGAATAGCATCGGCTACGCCACCTGCTGCGCCACCTGGCGCCTCGCCTGGTGCGCTTGGCACTCGCGGGCCTCCGGCAATTGCGGCAAGCCTGGCTTCAAGTTTGGCAAAGGCTTCGTCGGCTTTTTTTGCCAAATCTTCGGGCATCAACCTACGTATTTTGGCGAAGGTCTGGGCTCGTATTAGTTCAAGTTCTGCGCGGTAATCAATTGGGGCCGCAAACCGACTTGATGAGTCGAACCCCCACTTTTCCTTAAATGCGAGCCAAAATGCCTTTGGCCAAATCATTGCCGCCGAATCCCGGAATCCACCAAGCCATTTATCGGCAGCCATCTGGCCAAGTATCTTCATACTTCGGGCAAAACCGATCATTAGCTCAGTTGCCGCGTCCAGCGCAAAAGATAGACCGGATTTCCAATCAATTTTGAGGTAGTCGATAAAGGCGACAAATACATCCTTAATCAGCCCCATATATGCTACGGCTTTTTGCGCCCATATCCCGATTTGTTCTTTATTGTCTATCGCCCATTGCTTTACTCGCTCGGCCCAGTCCTTGAAGACCGGCATAAGGGCTGCGCCGATCTCCTCTTTGATGTCCCCGAGAACATTTCGCATTTGTGTGACGGTGCCGACATAGGTTTTCGTCTCGCCCTCGGCCAGCTTGAAGTTGCGCGCCCCTATTTCTAATACCTTGTTGAATTTCTGCTGGGCATCGAGGCCCTCTTCGAGTTTGATGCCATAGCGAGTCAGGGTGCTTGTATCACCGACTGCGGCACGAGCCACCAATCGCATCGCGCCGGCAAGTTCTATCTTGTATGCTTTTGAAAGACCGATCGCCGCTTTAACGCCCTTCTTGAGCATTTCGCCGTGCAGCTTGCCCATTGCCGCGCCCATCGCCGCAAGTTCGAGGACCTGCTCGTCGCCGAGCGTCGTAATTTTCTGGATTTCCCCGGCCCATTCCTGCATATCGCGAACGTTCTCGGTCGTCGCTTGGCCGATAAGCGCATAGGCATCGACAAGCGACTGCACCGCTTGTTCTTGGCGACCAAAGGCCGCAAGGGATTCCTGGACGAAATTCTTGACGGCTCGCGCCGAAAAATACACCGCTGCCATCGCAGCAGCCTTGCGAATCATTGACCCCATAGACAAGGCGCTCGAGCCAATCAGTTTGAATTTCTTGCTCGCATCATCCCTGGCCTTGATAGCAACGTTGACCGTATTTCTTGTTGCTGCCATTTCAGTTCAGAATCCCCAATTTACTCTTCCAATATCTTTCTTCCGCCCATATGAATTGACACGCCGCCAGAAAAATCTGTGCCTGGTCGAGCACTCCGCCCATAATGGGAGGCAGTCCCTTCTCGTATAACGCCGCATACTCGATGACCTGCCAGACGTCGCGCGTCACGTATTGCTGTGGGCACATAGTTACGTCTAAATATCCCTTGCCATCGCACTGCTCGCATCCGGCGCCGTTGCAATCGAGGCAATCCATTTGAATCGGTTGCATCTTGTCCGGGACGTCCTTGCATCTTTTTATTCCTCTGCATTGTTTGCAGAGTTGCCCGTACTTGAGAGCGACGCCGACTCGGATTTTTTTTTGTCCTCTAATGTCGGATACTGGCCCGCATATAGCTGCTGCGCCAATTCCATCGCCTCTTGCATACTCATCACTTCAGGCAAGCGCTGCGGATCGAAAGGTATCGGGTTGCCGTCCCGGTCTCGGATGTTCTTCCAATCGACCAGTCCAGTTGCTGCGGCCTCGAAAATGCGCTTGATTGCCTCCGAACCGCTCGATGATTGCTCCAGTCGGTCGAGCAAGTCCGCGAGTCCCATCTGTTGCAAGCCGGTCAAATAGTGGTAGATGAATACTGGCCGCTCGGCCTCCGGGCGATCGGCGTCGCTTGTCAGGCTCAATTCAAATTTTGCGTTTGGATTTGTCGCCAGCGGCATCTTTGACTTTCTCCAGGTATTTCTTCTGTGTCTCGTCGTCCAACGACCGCCAGATCGTCAATATCTGGTCGTCCGTAGCATTCTTCAGGGCGCCGCGATGTTTAAGGATTGCCTTGCGTATTTTGCTTGTCTGCATTTCTTGCCCCTTACATCACTTCCACTTTGATTTTGAGTGCATCGTCACCGCTGTCATTGTTAAGTTGTCCGGTGACATCGTAGATGAGTATCCCATCGCGGTCGCCTTCCGGGACCTCGCGGTACTGGAGTTTCGGTGCCGAAATAGTTATCTGCTTGCCGGCCCCACTGCCGACAACGATGCTGAGGGCCGCCTCCGTACCTGCAAGCCATATCCCGTTGATGTCGTAATTGGCGACCAGATCGGCCTCCAGGTCGCAGCCGAAGGTCGGCTCGTAATCTACTATTTCGGCGTGGGCGATTCCGCTGTTCGCGGTCATATCTTCGCGCAGCTTTACGCTGGCGCCGAGGTCGATTGTAAATCGGCTGACTTTCCGGGCCACGCCACCGATTGTGAATGTTGCGCCAATCAACAGCGGCGGAGGTTCAGTCCCCGGTGAAAACGATGGCAGAGCCACGTCTGTAGGGGTCGCCCAAATACCCTGAAAATCGAAATTGCAGATAATGCGCCGGGCTGATGCGCTCTCCAGGGTTACATTTCCCATCGCCCCGTAGAGAACCTTGCGAACGCCGTCCTCGTAGACGTGAATCGTGATGGATTTGTGGTCACTCACATCCGAACTTGGGGCGTATGTCTCGGAGCTATTCTTCAGCCCGCAACCCTGAAGCAGAATCGCCAGGCCCTCGTCCATTTTATTTGTGCCATTGCCGCGCAGCTCGGCTGAGCACGTGAATGTTCCGGTTCTTTCGCCGACGATGCCGGCCACTGCGTTACCGAGGTAATTACCCGACCCTCGCCGAGGCTCAAAAGGCGCGGTCGGTCGGATTTCAGGGTCGAACACAAGTACGTCAGTGAAGCCGGTAGTTTCGGCCGTGCCTTTCGTGGCCTCCAGCTTCACCTGAACAACTTTTTTACGAGTAAGCAACATTTCAATACTCCTTATATCTGTGTATATGGGTCATCATATCTGCGTATATGGGTCATCATCTTTCGTGCGATAATGCACCGTTATCTCTAAGGCGATGCCGGAAAAGCCTCGACCGTCGCTGATAATGTCGCTGCCGACCAATTCCGTATCGAGGGCATAACCGCCGCGTTGCGGGTCTTCCATCAGCTTTTTGTGGATGTCGGCGCGGACCTGGTTGATTCGGGTATCTATCGAATTCGTGGCCTGGTCACTATCAAGAACCAGGGCCCACAATATGAACGTCTGCGCCCAACTTTCGCCGCCGGTCGCCCTGGTCTCTTTGGCCTCGGCGCCCTGCATCACCAGCACGTGCCCGTCTCGGGGCGTCAAATCCTGCCCATAGTCGAGTCGTTTCGGGCGAATCGCAACGAGGTCCTGGTTGAAGCCGTTCGCGACCGTTACCTGGCCGATTGCGGTTGCGATGTTCGCTGCAATATGTTCGACTATCGGCGTACTCATTTCAGTCCGTGTTTGCTCAACACGTAATCAATCTGGCTCTCGATGTTCTTTCGCAGAGCGTTTGTCGCTTCTGCGTTCATTCGCCTGGCTTGCGGGTCAAGCTGTGCATAAATTTCGCCGAGACCAGGACCGTATAGCTCGACGATTGGAAGGCGTTTCGTCTCCGCGGTCTTGCGGCGGAAAATGCCACGATGTCCCCGAACAGTAGTAATGAAAGGTGCCGGCGGCCCCGTGATTCGCTGACGGCCGGCGCCAACTCGCGCAATCACATCGCCACCTCGCGTCGTGATTACAGAGCTAACGCTTGTCGAAATCGTAAATGAAACACCCTTTTTGATTTGTCGGGCGCCACGGTAATCAATGAGCGGAATGCGCCGGCCGAAGATGCTGATTACCGCCTTGAGGCGCCTGCGCGTTGCCTTGCTGATTTTGATGTGGCTTCGAATCGTCTTTGCCCTGAGCTTGACCGTGCCCATCAAGCGCTTCACCAGCGCAGCGCGTATCGTCGTAGCCGTGCGGTTAATCGCACGCGACATTACTCCTGGTGCGGCCTTCGGCACCTCGCTCAGGCGCCGTCGTATGTCCGCCAGCTTGTGCTTATCGAATTTTATGTCTACTTGCACCGGCATTATCGCAGTTCCAATTCGAGCATTCCGGCATCTTGGTTTCGGATTTGGGTGATCCGTCTGCGCGAGGACGTATCCCCGACGCGCAGTGGTACCTGGATTTCGTCACCTCCGATGTCTATTTCCGTGCTCGCAATACCTGTCGTCGCGTCATTTTCGACGAACACGATAAGGACCGGAGAATGTCCCCGGATCGACCCTTCAAGGATTTCTGGCGGTTGTCGCTTTACGACCGCAGTAATCTCGCGGCTGCCTCCACTGGCCGGATAATAGGTGACGGTCTCCCCGAAGGTATCGGTAAAATCCGATGCGCTGTTGGCCAGTAATGTGTCGAATTCGCTTGTCATATACGCCCTGCAAACAAAAACGCGCCGCCCGGACTCCCGGCCCGCTACGGCGCGTTAACTTCTGCCTTCAATTTGTTTTGTCAGTCGCTGTTTGTTTTGACGCTAATCTCCGTCGAGATACACTGCGTGCGCATCAATCCTATCTGTGCGCTTTGTCGTGTCTTTCGTAATAATGATGTACAACTCGTAGGTCCCTATCGTATTCGTACCGCGGCTGGTTTCGACTTCGGCATATTCGATAATTCCTTTTAGCGTATCGGGCAAGATGCCTGAATATCCGCCTGTGCCTTCGCCGTCACTGGTTAACGTGATGTCTATGCCGTTTTCGATGCCGACAAGTAACGATTCGCGCCCGCTCATAGTTTCGGCCGTGTATGCGGATTCGACGACGATTTCATCTTCGCTCGTCGTTGCATCGACCGTATATGTGCCGTCATAATTCTTCGTTCCCTCGATTCGGATGTGGTCGCCGGCCGAGACCTCGTGAGCTATAACCGGGATTCCCACCTTGTTCGGCACGCCCCCTTTGTTTACGACATCGCCCCGGAATAGATTACGCGTCTTGATGACCAGGGTTGAATTGGCGTTTGTCGGCCCGGTCAGATTTGAAAAATCGAAATCGAACGAAGGTGCATCAACGAACGTTTCGGCCCACGTAAATTTCAAACCATTGATACCCTCGTCGAGCGGTTGACCGCTTACGGTCACGTCGCCGGTAGTCACGTTATTGAGCGCTTCGAGCTCTGATTGAATCCGCCACAAATCCGCATCATAGGGAATTGCACCCGTCGTTTCTCCGCTGTAGGTGAGCGTCCAGGTTCCGGCCGTTGTTACAGCGTTCGGCGTCAGAATCGCGAGCTTGGGCCGGCCAAGCCGTTTGTACAAGGTCATCAAGACGGTGGCATCGTTGATGTAATTGCCTGTCTCAGCGTCTCTGAGTTCTGTGCATTTGACTAATGTATCTGTGTCGATGTTTATGTTGATGGTCATTTTGGAATATGTGTCATTGAATATGCCAGCTTTGGCTCAGCAGTAATGTCGGCACTTAATTTAGAAACGCCGGCGCTACTGAGCCTGTATTTGCTCTTAGTTATTATTCTGTCTATGGTCAATGCAATGCACGTCTGACTTTCCTTTGGCAGAAATTCTACATATTGTTGGGCTAAACCATATAAGCTGATATTTGTCTTTTTGCTCATTATTGTATGACGAATGTGTCCCCATTTGAGGGAGCTTCAGTTAATGCCGTCACCGTGAAATGTCCCTTGCCACCGGTGCCCGTTGTGTAGTCTGTAATATCTGTTTGCTGCCCAGCCAAACTCCCAGAAGTAAAAGTAATCAATCGTCCATTAAAATGGTCATCTGTTGATTCCGTTATGTCATTAGCTTCAAACTCAGTCATAGTAGGCGTGAAATCAGCACTACTAACCGTGCCCGTTATCAATTGCCCGACCGCCGGAGAAAGACTATCCGTGATGGTCTTGATAGCGTCTATCTTAGTTTCGTTGGCATCAACCTCCGTAATAATTTCATTCTTAGTCGAAGTTAGTTCTGAACTTGTCGCGTGCGCTTGTACTTCTTCACCGAAAGAACCAGCCGAGGTGTGACCAGACTTGGCTTCGTCCCAAACGGCACCAGCAACGTCTGCAGCCGAATGCGTTGAGAACCCAGTCGCAGTCAAACACTGCGGCAACGAATGCGTGTCTTTGACAAAGCCAGTGCCCTTTATGTCCGTTAGATGCGTTGTAATCGTGGAGAGTTGATTGTCTATGTCAGAGTCATCGGCTGGGTCCTCAGGCAGATTATCAGTCTTGGCCTTGATTGCAGCTACATCCGCACCTGCAAACGGAGTGGCATCACTCAAGATGTCGCTTTGTGCCAAGTCGTTCAAATCACTTATAGACTTGGTGCCATCTCCGAGAACATCCCAGATTCCTTTGTTCGTTGGAGGCGTTATGTCTCCGCTACCATTAACGAGGTGTTGCTTCTGGGCTACTTCTGCTGGCACACGTGCCAACAACGTGTCTACGTCTGCAGGAATGTTCGAAGCATCAAGTTCAGACAAACGTTCTTCCGTACAAACCGAAGCTAAGGCTGCATTGTCTGTTCCTCTCATATCGGTATTGGTCATACAATTTCCGATAGACGAGTTCGCTTTGGTGTAACCTGTCCCATCATAATCGGCTTCCAAGTTATCAGCTGCAGTCGAATCACCACTAACTTCTGCAACATCAACCTGAAGTTTGTCTGAGCCGAACAAAGAATCAAACACATTAGCAGGGACAACCATAAACTCGTGCCAAACTGGTAACGCCCCAGAAATTTGCACAGAGATTTGGAGGCGTCCCAATGTGCCTGTATCCATCCCATTCAGAAAACAAGAATACCAACCGTTTTCATTGTGCGTACAACCAGAAGTGTTATTCTTCTGAGCGAAAGAACCTCCATTCTTGGAAAGTCGTACATCTGCTTGGTTGATAGTTAGACCTGTTTCCGGAGTAACTCCATCCGTAGAATCCAAGAACGGTCCTATCATCACGGTTGAAATTGAGTTTTGTTTCAGATAGAGCATTACGCAACCCTCATATTGCGATAACTTCTCATAGCTACGGGAATTGAAAGTCCAGGTGGTAACTCAACTGGAAAGTAGGATATTCTCTTCTCGCGAATCATCGCAAACGGCTCACGATAGAGCCAAGCGATTTCGGAGGCGGAGAGGGCCCTGTTGAAAATTATTACGTGGTCGATTAATGCGTCTGGAGAGAAAGCATCACTTGTTTCGCGACCAATATAGTTAGCTGTCAAAGGAATAGAACCCGTTGATAGAGTATCCTCTAAAACAGCATCACCATATACGTAAACTTTTGAGTCAACGCCTATCAACACCACCTGAGCCCAGGTGTTAAGTGGCGCACTATAAGTTGATGTATAACCCTCACTAAACCCTCTGCGATTGATACCTATTTTGTACGTATTAGAATATTCTTCAAGCCGGATAGTCCAGTCGCCTGGAATGTCACAGCCAATTAGGCTTGAGTATTGTTTATTGCTTCGCCTCTTAACCCACGCCAATACAGTCCAGGGTTCCGGAATCGTGCCCGCATTTATGTCGATATAATCACCATCACCATCAAAATCCAGGGCAGACCCAAACTTGCCCGGTACGAAATGAGTATCGCCATAGAACGTGCCGTGATTGCCATTCCCACTCAAGTCAAAAACTTTGCCACCTGCCCCCTCATTCAACAACCAATAAGCCATTACCCCACGCGCAAGCGGGTGAGATGGATTCAATACTGCTCCACGTGTCGGCTTAACCAACATTTATCGTGTTCCCGAAAAACTTGTACTTGAAGTTATACTTCTCGTTGTAATCGGTCTTGATGTTCTGCCAGTCATTACGCAAGGCCGCAACAATGTCCGACTGGCTCGTCGTCCTATCGACCGCGACAGTCCTGGTTACCTCCGCCAACTCGCCCGACGCTAATGCCGCAATCTCGGACGCATCTAATATGTCCTCTATGCTGCTCGTCGGGGTCGGGACGATACCGGCCTTCGGTGAGTCGATAGGGATATGATACACCAGCCTGACCTTGCCTCTGGCCTGACCTGCCTCGGTGATTTCCCCGATATGTATATCAGCCATTGTATACTCCTATGAAGATTGATGGTTCCACAGTTTGACGTAAGCACGTACTTGGTGATTGTTGGTTGTGCCTGTTTGCTGCACACCTACACGGAAATACGCGAAATCCCGCACGATGAAACTCAACTGTTGAGTTTCAACGCTTTTGTCTCCTTGCATCTCCCAGACTGGAGTATTGTCAAAATTTGTTCCATCCAACGAGCCGTACAGTTTTATCTTCACCTCGTCTGTTGGAGACTCGTCGTGCTCTATCTCTACGATAAGATGTGCACCTTCATAGCCATTAGTAACCAAATCCACCGCCGAGGAATAAGACTCCGTCGTGCCCGACAGGGTAACATAGTTGTCGTTGCTGCCTATAATCTGGCTCGTACTTGCCCAATTTTTGCTTATCGTCGCCATAATCTCACCTCAGAAACTACAAGTCGCATCTATCGTTACCCACTCATCGCCAGACCACGCCAAAATCCAGTAATCCGTCGTGGCGTCGAACGTTCCGACTTCGGGGTCGCTCGTTTTGTGATCTGTCACGGTGACGGTCGAAGAATTCGTCGCATCGCTCATCCGGATAATCTTAATATCACCAGGCATAAAGCCATCCGGTAATGTTGCCGTTACAGCACCGCCTGACGAGTCAAGATATGACGTACCGAACCGCTGAAGGGTAACCGTACCTGTTACTGTCTCATCATCACCAATGTTGCCTTTGATTGATATAGGAGCAACCGCATTGGGCACAGTAATGGCCCGTTGACCGGACTCTCGCCCATAAAAAAGGTTATTGGCTATTACTACATCAGAAATAACTAAATCGTTGTCCCATATAGCTGGCGCTCCGTTCGTGTTCGGAAACAAAAAATAATTATTAGCAATTATAATCCTACGTGCACCCTCACCTTGAAATTCAATAGCAGCAAAATTAGACGATTGTTGATTCCAAGTTTCAAACGAACCATTCGCTATAACCGCCTCTGATGAAGATAGGTATATCTGATTCTGCTGTGTATCGTAAAACCGGCAATTGATTATTCGCTGCTCCGTTGATGCAGAGTAGAGATCCTCTTTATTGCCTCTAAAATAACAATTGACAACCCAATTACGATGGCTTGAAACATACAATGCCCCATTTGCTTTGACGCAATCTTCTATATCGCAGTTGTATATCCACGACCCGTGGCAATTAAGTTTAATAACGAAATCATAAGGGAGATAAAAGAAACCACAATTAGAAATGATAAAGTCGCCCCTACTATCAATTAAAATGGCGGGTACACCACGATAATTTTGGATAGTAGGTACACCACAAAATCCTATTTCATAAAGACCTCCAAAATACATATTTCCTCTATACTTAAAAAGCGTCTTGTCTTGGTCGGCCATAGTATCTGAGGGACGAATTGTCGTACCGACGTAATTGTCGCCAGGGTAACCCGCCCAATACCAGTTCTTACCTATGCCTCTAAATGTTATAGGCTTATCGACTACATCAATGGTGTCATCTATTACGAAGACGCCGTGCAGGTAAATCTCGCCGCCCTCGCTGTCGATTTTGTCTATAGCCGCTTGTATCTCAACATTGTCAGCCACACCATCGCAAACGAAGTCCGATTGAGCCTTGACGTGTGCCGGTGCATTCGAGGCCGCCACCACGTATGTCGCCGTCCTGGCCTTGCGCGTAAAATCGTATCGTCCTCGCAGATTCAAATCCGCCCGCACGAAGGCAGGTGGAAGCAGCAAAAACAAGATACACAATAGTCGCGTTTTCATTTTCGCACCTCTAATTGAAATTGCTTATCAACGCGCCTGCACTGGTAGCTTCTGCGCCACCACCGCCAATGTCACGAATCACGATTTTGAAAAACTGGTATTCGCACGAATCAAAAACGAGTTTCGCAATGCCTCCACCGCTGACTATCGCATCCGGTGCGCCGTTGATGACGCTGACAGGCTGATACCATTGCTGGTCGGTGATTGTGATGGTGTCGCAATAGTATTGATTGGTGACCCCGGTTTGCGTCGCACCGGTTACGGCGGTGCCGTGGGCGACATACTCGGCAGGACTGCTGCCGCTCTTGTACGCCCAGATCGTCCAACTTAAAGTCTTGTTCGCTGCCAAAGAACCGATAAAGGCCACCTGGACTGCGCCGACCGGCAATTGGAAATACACTGTGCCGTCGGCGGTTATATCGGGCGCGTTCTTTTGGGTGCTGCCCGTCAGCTGGCTGTCTTCCGTTGTTTTCACCGTCCGCCACGTCACCCAACCGGTAGTCGTGCCGGGGCCGACCGGCCTGGTCGTCAACGCGATACTTGTACCCGCCAGAATAATGCAGACTATCGCGATAGTGAGCCATCGCAGAGTAAGCCATCGCAGAGTGAGCCGTCGCAGCCCACGCTCGCTGTACGTTTGGACTGGAAACCCCATTATCCCACCCTTTCATATCTTCTGATTGCGATTTTTGAAGGCGAGGCCGGCGCAAACGCAACCGGCCCCGCGCCGTAGCGGCTGTTGTCAGGACCGATTACGTCTCGGTCTCCCAGATACCGCGCATAGCATCAACGCTCCAGCCGTTGCCAGCGACATCCGGACGTATAATCACATAATCCCAGTGAACGGCCGTCGCCTTTGTGTTGATCAGGTCCTTGTTGTCGGTGCCCGCTATATCCGGCCCCATAATCTTGTCGTTGGAGTTCGGGCTGATGTTGATTCCGACGGTACCGTCGGCGCCGCCGTTGATGACGGCGACCGGGCCGAGGCCCGAAGCCGTAGCTGGCAGCGTAATCGTCTTGGCATCAGCGGTCACGATAAAGGCTTTGCCACAATCCTGGGCATCCAGCGTCTTGTTGGCATCAACGGTCTCGAAAGTGAAACCGTCGAACGTCGGCTGCGTCGGGACAAATTCGTTGAGCGCAACCAGGGCCGTCGAATCGCCTGTCCCAACGTCTTCGATGAGTGAACCGACCAGAAAATCGGCATCGGTCAGAATTGTAGTTACGACGCCCGAACCATCAATGGGATTGCCATCTTCGTCCCAGCCGACAGGATCACCTGCATTGCCGGCTACCGCAGCCTTTGCCATCTTGACAATGCCCTTGACCTGAACCGACCCTTTCTCGCTGGCGGCCAAATCCGTCGTGCAAATGCCAGCTCGACCGCCCACTTGAACTACTTCCCCGGCGGTACGGGCCGCAGCGGGCGTGTAGTCCAGATAATTACCCGTCTGGTAATTCATAGCTTCAGTGTTCATAGCTTAGCTCCTACTTTTGGATTTCTTCTTGCTCTTTTTCGTTTGAACTGCCTTTGGTGCCGGTGATTTCACCGGTTCCGGCTCTATCGCGAGCGGCGCGTGGCAATTGAAACATCTATCGCCAGGCGCACTGCAGCCGTGTCGCGCTGCATCCAGAACCCAACCGTCGGCAGTCTTGACCAATTCGTTATCTTGCCCGCAGGGGCACTTGACATTTTTCGTTTTGGGTTGCTCGTTCATTCTTGCGCTCCCGTTACGCCGTATTCTTCTGCATCGTGCGGAAATCGAGGGCCTTGACGCCGACGTCGTGATAGATGCGGTAAATCACACCAAGCACGTCGGGCCCTGGGTTGAAGCGCTCGAGCGTCGGCTGCTGTCGGCCGTTCAGGAATGCCACTTCAAGGGTGTCGGCCACGTTGGGGTCGGCGACCAGATACCAGGTCGTCGTCGAATAGCCAGTGAGGTTCGCATTGCTTAACCGCCGCTCCATCACCAGCTGCAGCGTCCCTTTATGTATGTTTTTCGACGGCCTCGTGCTGTCAGTGGACCCGGCCATAATCAGGTAATCCGATTGGAGGATTTCCTTCGCCGTCGCCTCAAGGTCGGGTGGCACGAGCAGATATGCAGGGTCTACAGCGATCGACCGGCCTGTTTTGTCGGTCTGCTTGTAGAAGGCGATTTTCGCCGTACTTAGATTCGCATACGACAGACCGTTGCTTGTATTCAGATTGCTGTGACTTGCGTGGAAAAGTACCGTGCCGTCTTGCATAGTGCCGTTCGCCAGAAGATGCGCATAGACCAGGTCGGCAATTTTGCGTTTGGCGACCGTGCCCCATTTCTGCGGGATGCGCGTCAAGGCACGCAGGTCATCGTTGATGATGTCCCGGCGCGTCACGGCGAACTGCTTGGCGTATGTCGAGACGCTGAACTGCTCGTATTCCTCTTCAGCCCCGCCGTGCTTGACTTCTCCGCCGGCTCCGACCTCTTCGAGTTCGCCCGTATCCGTCAGTCGTGCCCTGGTCTGCGTCTTGAAGTCCGTCACCGAGCCGATAACGCACCATTGCCGCCAGGTCTCGTCGGGATAGTTATACCCGCGAAGCATACTCTTGTTGGCAACGTTGCCAAGGATAATCGGCAGGCTTGTCGTCGAGAAGGCCGCCCGAATCAAGTCCTCACGGCCTGTCGGCACATCCCTGCCGTCCAATTGGAGCGCGTGACGGCAGATGTCGATGAGAGACATATCGCGATAACGGTCTGCCTTTTCGGCCCGCTGCTCACCGTTTTGCTTGTCCTCCAGAATGGCATCTTCCATCCCCGCGCGCAACAGAATAGCGTCCTCAAGCACCGTGCGCTCGGTTATCCCTTCGCGTACAATGCCCCCCGGCACACTGACTTTCGGTCGATTGCGCCGGATAGCCTTGAGAACCTCGGCCCGAGCCTCGTCGACCGTCAGACCCTCGCTGATGCAGCGCTCGATGACTTCCGGCTCTACATCGTCGCCGGCTAATTCCCGGATCGCGTTCACGCGCTCGCGCTCCTTGCGGACGGCATCCTGCGCCACTTTCTCCGGGTCGATTGTCGGCTCATTTCGTTTCGCCTGTGTGGCGGCCTCGTCCGGCTGGTCTGCCGTATCTTTACGCTGAGCCGGGACAGCATCCCCCCCATTGGTCTGCTGTCGAGTGGTCTCCGCGTCGAATTCGGCCCGGAGCTTCTCGCGCTCCTCGTCGCCGAGCTCGGCCGGCACAAGGCCACGCTGTTCCAACCATTTTTCGAAATCCATAGTGCTTTCCTTTCTTTTTGAGTTAATCAACCTGTCTTCTCTCATTTTCGCCTGCCTGTCGGCGCCGATAGGCAGCACGCTGTTTTCGACGATTTCCCAATCGGTAACGATCCGCAGGTCTCGCGCCTTTGTGGCCTTGAAAGTGCGGCCTGCGTATTCAAGTTGTTCTCCACGCTCGACAATCTTCGATTGGTAAATGCGATAGCCGATGGAATTATCCGTCAGATGTCCCTCGCGCGTTAATGTCCAGGCGTGTTCGGCTACCGGTGATTTGCTGTAATAGTTGCGGGCAATGAGCTTGTTGCCTTCAACGCGGAAATCCCGCGTAGAACCGTATTGCTTCTGGACGCTCGTCCGATCGTGGGAATCAAGAAGGGGAACCTGGCCGTTTTTTGGCATCCGCAATCCGCCCAGCAAAACTATCTCGTCGATGACCCGCCAACTTGACAAATCAAAGACTGCGATGCGCGATTCGGTGGCAATAACCGCTTCGATGGAGCGGTTTTCTTCGTCGAGGGTTTTCAAGTCAATCTGATAGGCCCGGACGGTAAGGTCGGATTGGAATCGCGGGATTGTTTCCGTGTCGAATCCGTCGTTGAAAT